AACGTACTTTCGTTCCCCAGTTCGGTTTCTCTCCCCAAGAAGCTATTTCTTATTCCCTTCGGGGTAATGTAGTATCTACATATGATCGCACTTCCTCAACTCTCTCTAATATTTACGATGGAATTGAGTCTAGAACTACTTCCGTGTTCAATGATTTGGGAAATCATTGTTATCGTAAACTTTTCGATCCAGCTTCTTATTCCATTAGGTCAGCCACCCATTCTATTTCAGATATTGAATTGCCCAAACCTTTTTCACACAGAAGGTTTTTTGATTTTTCCGTCAATAATCTGGAGAGATATTTGTTCTTGTTGGCCTCCATTCAGGATTCGAAATCTATCCAGGGTATCATGGCTGCAGTTTTACAATTTTTGAAGACTGAATTCGATAAGTCTCTCACTGTTTTGACCTATGATGCAATTTCCTCATTTTTATCCCCGATGGAACCTCAATCTTCAGAAAATTTTACTAAGAACATATCCTTGTTCAGAAAAGACTTTAAACAATTTATGGGTACCAAACTCTTCGGCTATGTGAAAAAATGTCTGTCTCTCGTTGTTGGTCTAGGTTATTGCCAAGCATTAAACCAGCCTTTCGCTATTGAAGGCGTTGAAGTCTTTGATGGTCTAATTCAACCCGAGAAATTAAATGTTTTATCTGCTATTGATTTCTTTTATGAACTTGCTGAAGAAATGGGGCGAGTTTTTTCCTCATGTTTCCGCAGTAAATCTTTACGACCATTTTTGTTTTCATGTGAAGAAACAGAGGTTGTCGAAACCTTATATTTAGATTTAATAGAATTATCACCTTATTTGAACAACGGGGATCTTGAAGCTGTGAAAACGACTGAGGAAGCCTATTGGACTAAACTAGATACACTCAATTCCAAATTGTTGGCTATGCACGCTGGCGCCAACCACCCTGCTGAGAAACTACAGTTGTTCAATCGTCTCGTTACTGTTCGCAAATGGATTGCTGAATTTAATACAATCCAGAACAGTGGAGCCTTGAGAGAGGCACCCTTTTGTTTTATGTTCCATGGCCTTTCTGGGGTCGGGAAAACTACGGCTGCTAACTTGTTTAACCTCTCCATTTTAAAGGCCAATGGTTTTGATTGTGACCCAAAGAAAATAGTTACTCACAATGAAAGTGATAAATATTTTTCAAATTACCGTTCTGATATAGTGACTATTGTTCTTGATGATTTGGCCAACACCAAAGAAGATTTTCTAGACGAGTCTCCACTCACTAGTTTATTGAAGTTTAAAAACAATAATCCGGAATATGCTGTTATGGCGGATCTCGAATCTAAAGGAAAGATAGCGGTCAAACCCAAGACTCTCTTAATTACCACGAATATTCCAACGCTGAACGCACCCACCTTTTCCCACGCCCCGTTGTCTATGTTGCGGCGAGTGGATATGCATATCGGTGTAACAGTCAAACCGCAATTCTGCACACCTGGTACCCATTTTTTAGATCAAGCTCGCGTATTAGACTACGTTGCCACTAAGAACGGCGACGAAGCTATGTACTCTGACATTTGGGATTTTTCAGTGTTGCGTGCCATTCCTTATGATACAGATGGTGTATCTCCACCCGGCACCGTTTCCTACGTGAATTTACTTGATAATACCCCAGTGACGAGCATTGACGATTTGCCTCCAGATATTAAATGTACAGGCATCAAAGGTCTCATAGAACTCGGAGTCACCATGTCAAAAAAGCATTTTCTTAATCAGAAACGTACAGTAAAGATGGCTAATAAATTACACGAATGTATTAATATTTGCACTAAGTGTACTTACCCCACCATATGTTGTCAGTGTGTCACTGAAGAGACACTTGAGAAACAATCTGGGGAGGAATCCACTTCTCGCGCTGGGGTTCTCAATTCGCCTCAAGGGGTAGTTTTGGCTAAGAAAATTGAATATTACACTTCCATGCAAAATTTATGGATTTATAGTGTATTTGGCAGTTTCTTGTTGGATTATCCCCAACTAAGGGTTGTATGTTTTTTGTTTCATCCCAAATATTGGTCCGAATTTATTAAATCCAACATTATTGCTGTTTTTATTTCTTTTGTCGCCATTAACTTGTGTCGGCTACCCATTTCCATCTGGCTTTTAGTTGTTTTATTTATTGTTTATAGGGACGTTGAGCGTATTCTGGACGAATATACCATATTTAGCGCGTGGATTACTCGCGTACCTGGCACACTCATGTCTTTGACGGAGCGTGTGAGAAAATCGAATATGGTATGGTTGTTTGGCGGATCGGCTGTCACAGTTACCCTCATTTCTGCACTTAGGATGGCATATAATATGTATAGAACGTCTGTCCAGTCAGGCTTGTCTCCTGATTCTGAAGAAGAGTTGGCCACCAAATTAGCGGCCCCTAATCAATGGGATCGCACTACGATGACACCAATACCTTGCACTATGAAGGCCAAGACTACTACGATTCTCAACACTGTGACGAAAATACAGCGTAATCTCGTGTATGTCCGGTATTTAGATGGGCAACGTACTACTTTCACAAACGGTTTATTTGTGAAGTCGAATATGCTTCTGATTCCCCGTCATAATGTACCATCGAACGTATCCCAGAAAGGAGAATTCAATTTGGAAATTATTCGGGGTCTTAAAACAGGTCCCCATTGGAAATTTAAAGTGAGGTGTTCCCTCGCCAGTTCTGTGGATCTGGAAACTAAAGATATGATGTTAGTTTATGTGTCTAATGGTGGCGACTGGAGCGACATTTCGGAATATTTTCCGTTGGAAGAACCTAGATCCTCCAGTTTCGTCATGCCGTATCGGGTATGTGAAGGGGGATTTGTACAATTTAGTGGACACACGTCGGTTTCGAAGAAAGTTTATAATGGTTACCGCACTTTTAGTGGGGCCACGTACACTTTAGATCAGCCAACCTTTGCT